CATTTTAGGAGGACAAAAAATTGGCATTTAGAAAAGCAAGAGAAGCAAAGATTGGTGGAAAATTTTTAGCATATGGTTATGAGGGTTCTGGTAAGTCATGGTTTGCTCTTACATTCCCAAAGGTTGCATGTATCGACTCAGAGACAGGTATTGCTCACTATGAGGGCAAGGATATTACATTAGCAAATGGCAAGACTTACAACAATCTTATTTTAGTAGACGACACATCAGACCTTGATGATTTAGAGGATGATATTGACGAAGCAGTAGATTCGGATGAGATTCAGACACTTGACATCGACTCGGAGACTAAGTTTTATGCAACAATGCAGGTTGGAGCTACAGAAGTTGAAGAGAAGAAAGCTCGTAGAAAGGGTGGAGATGTTGATGATACAGTAGTTTCTCAGAGACAGTGGGGACGTATCAAAATTATCAACATGAAGCTTCAGCAGGCTAAGATTGATCTCTCTGCAAAGGGTAAGCATGTTGTGTCAGTTGCACAGGCAACAGAAGTATATGAAGGAACAGGCGATAACCGTAAGTTAGTTGGCATTAAGCCTGATATGCATAAGTCAGTTAAATTTGATTATGACACAATCCTTGAGTTCTATAAGGAAGAGAATGGTGAGGATGTTCGTTATTTTGCAAAGGTTAAGAAGGATAGAACAAATGTAACTAAGGTTGGACAGATTATTGAGAATCCATCTTATGATATTTGGAAGGATTATTTTGAATCAATGCATGATCTTGAGACAAATGAGACATCATACAAGAATGACTTAAAGACTTCTACAGATTCTATGGTTGACAAAGCTGAGAAAGCAGAAGAGTTGGCTGCTGAATTTAAAGATGTATTAAAGTCACTCAAGGATAATAAAGATGCTTTGCTCAAAGTAAACAAGCAGATGAAGGATAAGGACGTTTCATTAAAGAATCTTGAAATGCAGTCACCAGATACTCTTACAGAGTTAATTGATTTTGCCAAATTACAGTTAGCCTAATTAAAATTATGCTCCGACAGGTTAATTGCCTGTTGGAGTTTTTAAGAAAGGATGATTTGGTAAATGAGAAATATAAAAAAGAAAGATAACGAGCAGTGGATTGAACTATGTGAGTATGTAAAGAAAGAAATTCTTGAATACGATGATAATATGAAATTTCCACAGTATCTCGCATTAAAGCTACAAGGTATTAAACGTGGCGAACATATAGCGAATAATAATCATGAAGCAAAAGCTAATTATGATGATTACACAATTTTATGTACTTTTAAGTTATGTAAGAGAAAAATTGTTACATATTTACATGAAAATGAAAAGAAAATCAAAGATGAAAAACATAAAATCAATCTTATTATGAAAATGATTGAACCTGAAATCAACGATGTATATTTGAGATTGCAGAATGTTAAAAAGACTGAGGAGAGAGTTGAATCTAAAGACTTTAATAATCAGAGTAATGAGAATGCTGGATATGTAAAAAAGACTAAAGAGACAAGTGACAGAATGAAGAAACTGTTTTGAGGAGGTACTAATTGGCTGAAAAAAAAGAGAATAAAAAATTAACTCCTTATCAGGAAGAAGTATTAAAATGTGCAAAACAGATTCGAGAATACAAGATAATAGCAGAAGCTAATATAGTTGCTATTTTATATAAACAACCGGAATTAATTTTTGATTATACATTGCAGCTTGAAGATTTTAGTGAAAATACATGGCGAGTCTATTGGCAGATTGCAAATGACATTATTGTAGTAGAAAAGAAATCAGTATTGGATGATATGACTGTTGGTTTATATCTTGAAAAGCATCAAAAACTCAAAAAGGAATATGAGGATTATGGTGGATATGAAACGATTGATAAAGCCAAAGAGTATGCAAACATCAACAATATGGATGGGTATGTCAAAGAGCTATACAAGTGGAAAACAGTTTTGGAGATGTTAAAAAATGGATTCCCTGTAAATAATCGTATCAATGAATTCTGTGATATGTCTTTAGATGAAATATATGAAGAATATGAAGCAATGTTAAATCATATTTTCATCAATGCAGATGATGATGTACAGTCATATTCATTAGCTGATGGCATTTATGATTTAATTGATGAATTAGATGCTGGTGCAGCAGTTGGACTTCCATACAATAATATGGATATTCTTAATAAAGAAACTGGTGGTCAGTTACCTGGTAATATTACATTGATTGGTGGATTATCTAATATGGGCAAAACTACACTAACAAGATCAATGTTGATTCCAAGCACAATAAAATATGAAGAAAGACTTGTTATTTGTGTCAATGAAGAGGGAAAAAAGAAATGGCAGAGAGAATTGTTGGTGTGGACTGCGAATAATATTTACAAACAAGATTTGCAAAAATTCGTTGTTAGAGATGGTAAATATTCTAGCGAAGTTAAAGATTTGTTAAGAAAGTGTGCAGATTGGATTACTGAAAAGGCTGAGAATAACATGCTTATAATAGTTCCATTCAAAAGATACAAAACTCAGAAATTCATAAAAGTTCTAAAGAAATATGCAAACCTTGGTGTTAAGTATTTCATTCTTGATACATATAAAGCCGATTCAGGTAGTCGTTCCGACAAGATGTGGTTAGATATGCAACAGAATATGGTTGATATTTACGATACTGTGAAGTGTAAAGAAGAGGGTGGCTTGGAAGTTCATGTAACTATTACATTCCAGTTGGCAAAATCTTCAGCACGTCAGAGATTTTATAGTCAAGATAATATTGGTATGGCAAAAAGTATTGTCGATCCTGCAAGTACATGTTTAATGCTGAGAGATGTATTTGAAGATGAGTACACAGGTGAGAAAAATGCTTTAAAGGTATATAGATTTGATGGGAAAAACAATAAATCAAAAATACCTGTCAAACTGGACAAAGACAAACATTATCAGCTTATATTTATTTGTAAAAACCGTGAGGGTGCTGCAAGTAGTATACAGATTGTATGTGAGCATGATATGAGTAGAAACATACTGAAAGAAGTTGGTTTTACTTCTGTCCCAGTTGATTTTTAAATTTGTGATGGAGGCGGTGAGCGTGTATTAATGCAGATGAACTAAAGGAATACATTATAGAGAATAATTGTATAGAACAGATTTTATTATCGTTGGAGTGTCATGGACTACACGAATATCTTCATGAATGGAGAGCCGCCTTACCACAAGGCAATAATAAGACTGCTATATGTGTAAAGAAAGATACATTATCAGTAGCGATTAGAAGTTCGGAAGAAAATAAACGTGGAGATATTTTTACATTGGTTATGGCAATAAAGGGTATATCTTTTGGGAAGGCTAATAAATATCTCCACAATATTTTAGGTTTGAAATATTCATATAGTAAGAGTGACAACAAAGATAATAAGAAAGATCCATTAGCAATCTTCAAAAAGGTGAAACGCCAAAGATACACAATTGATAAAGATGTTCCAGTATATGATGATTCATGTATGAAAGAATATACTGATTTACCATATATTGATTGGGTTCGTGAAGGCGTTATGCCTTTTGCATGTAAAAGATTTAACATTGGATATTCATATGATAGAAAACGAATTGTCATTCCTGAACGAAAGTGGGATGGAGATGAAAATGAATATATAGGTATTAGTGGGAGAACTACTGTACCAAACTATGAGATGTTTGATATTCCAAAGTTTTTCAAGTTATCCAAAACATATCCAAAAGGAATAAATGTATATGGATTAAATGAGAATTATCAAACAATTCAAGAGGCTGGTTATGCAGTCGTTTTGGAAGCGCAGAAATCGGTGCTTAAAAGGTATTCACGAAAAGATGGTACGGCTGTTGCAATAGGAAATTGTGAGCTTACAGAAGAACAAGTTAGGATACTGATTAGTTTAAATGTAGAAATTGTAGTAGCTTTAGATGAAGGAATTGATATAAACCATATTAGACAGGAATGTGATAAATTTTATCCTATTAGAAAAGTAAGTTACATATATGATCGTTGGGATTTGATTAAGAAGGGTAGTAAAGACAGTCCTGCCGATATGCCAAATAAAGTATACAACTTCCTTCTCAAGCATCGTGTTTTATATGATGAGTCAGAAAGGAGAAAGCTAAGAGATTGGCAAGAAAGACAAGTAAAGAATTAACAGAAATTTGTAACAAATTTGGTGTTGATACATTATGGTCATGGTCAAGATATAACATATTTAAGACAGACCCTTATTCATACTTTCTAAAGTATATCAAAGAAGATAGAACAAATAGTATTTATTGTGTATCTGGTGGTAATGTACATGATATTATTGAGCAGCTATATACTGGCAAAATTAAATATGAGGATATGCCAGATTTATATGAAGATAGCTTATTTACAATGAATTGTGCAGAACTCAAATACAATCGAAGTGATTCTGATAAAAATGATGCAATAGCAAATAAATATGAAAATTGCATTAGACATTTCTTTAAAAATCATAATCTGATTACTTTCCCACATAAAGTTGAACATTTTATTACAATTAAAATTTCTGATGATATTTATATGCAAGGATATATTGACATGCTTTATATCGAGTCATACAAAGATGAAAATGGCAATGAGAAAAAACGTGTACATATTGTAGATTGGAAGACATCTACACGTTATCAAGGCGCAAAAATTGACGCTGAATGTGGTCAGTTGGTTATTTATGCTGAAGGTATTAGACAAGCATTAAATATTCCATTGGAAGATATTGTATGTGAATGGAATTTCTTAAAATATGTCACAGTTACCATTGAACAGAAAAATGGTAAGAAAAAAGATAGATATATAGAAAGAAATTCTATAGGCGAAAGTCTTATCAATACGGCAAAAATGTGGCTGAAAAATTTCGGATATGAAGATGATATTGATAAATATGTTGATGAAATGGTGTTAAACAACAATATTGATTGCTTACCAGATGAGGTTAGAGAAAAATTCGAAATTCATGATTGTTATGTACAAGTACCTCTAACAGAAGAAAAGATTAACGATTTAAAAGAAGACATTATCAATACAGTCGAAGAAATTAACTCTAAAGAGAGAGAATATAAGAATAGTGAAGATGAAAATATCTTTTGGCAAGAAGTGACAGATGCCGATGAATTTAGATTGGCAACCCTCTCAGGATATTCTAGGTCGTTGCATAAACCATATGACCAGTATCTGAAAGAGAAGGAATTGTTCAAAGAAGAAACTGAATCTGATTCTGATGCAGACGAAGATGATTTATTGGCATTTGTGAATAGTTTATAGATATAGGTAGGTGAGAAGTTGAGCAATTTAACAGTATTACATTTACATAGTATGGATTCTAACCCATATAGCGGTCTTGAAGTTGACTCAATCACCCCTTTTCAAGCTTATATTGACAAAGCAAAATCAGAAGGAATGAAAGCCATTGCTTTTACAGAGCATGGCGCAGTCCTTCATAATGTTGCAAAAAGACAGGCATGTGAAAAGGCTGGGTTGAAATATATTAATGCAGAAGAATTCTATGTAACAGAAAAAATTGATATGGATAATCTGCAAAGAGACAATTATCATTGTTGCTTATACGCAAAGAATTATGATGGGGTATTAGAACTTAACAAACTTTCTTCTGATTCATTTAATCGTAATGATGGTCATTTTTATTATAATCCACGAATTACCTTAGAGGAACTTGAGAATACATCAGATAATATTTTAGTATTAACAGCTTGTGTTGCAGGCATGTTATGTAAAGGAACGAAAGAAGTACAAGAAAGATTTCTGAAATTCCTTATTAAAAATAAGCATAGATGTTGGTTGGAAATACAACCACATAATTTTGACGTTCAGATTTATTACAATCAGTATTTGTATAGAATTGCTCAGAAATATGGAATGAAGCTTATTGCTACAAGCGATGTACATGCTATTGATAAGGATCATATGATGGGTAGAGCAGTAATGCAGAAATCAAAAAATGTTAATTTCCATGACGAAGATGCGTGTGATTTATCATGGAAATCTTATGATGATATGGTTACTGCCTTTGAATTACAGAATGCATTACCAAAATCAATTTATCTTGATGCAATCGAAGAAACAAATAGATTCGCAGATAATATTGAATCATATGAATTAGATTATAGTAATAAATATCCAAGATTATATCCTGATGCTGAGAAAGAATTTAAGGCACGAATAGTTCAAGGTGTAAAAGAACGTGGAATAAGCAAACTCCCAAATTATAAAACAGAGTATATTCCAAGGATACAGGAAGAGTTAGAAACATATAAACATAATGACGCTATTGATTTTATGTTACTCGATTCAGATTACAAGAATTGGCTGCTGAAAAATAATATGCACTATGGATGTTCAAGAGGTTCTGTATCTGGTAGTGAGATTGCATATTTGATTAAATGTACTGATGTTGATTCAGTTAAATATAAGCTTAACTTCTCACGATTTATGAATCCTGAAAGAATGTCATTGGCTGATGTAGATACTGATATTTACGCAGAAGATAGATATAAAGTGCGTGAGTATCTATTTAATAAGGAAGGTTTGTATTGTTGCAACATTATTACTTTTAATACAATTCAGTTAAAAGCAGCGATAAAAGATGTTGGTAGAGCATTTGGGATGACTCCTGATCAAACTCAGGAATTATCAAATATGGTAGAAACTGATGATAAAGGCAAGGATTATATGCCAGAAGAAATCAGAGAACAATATTCAGAAATGTTTAAATATATTGATATGGTAATTGGAACAATTACATCACTTGGCAGACATGCAGCAGGAATTGTTTGTAGTCCTACAGATATAAGATATGATTTTGGAACATTGTCTATTACATCAGATCCACGTCCTGTAAGCCAAATAGATATGCACGAAATTGATTCTTTAAATTATGTAAAGTTAGATTTGTTAGGATTAAATGCTGTTGGATTAATTGATGGTGCTTGTAAACTTGCAGGTATAGATTATTTAACACCTGATAAAGTTAATTTCTCAGATGAAAATGTTATTAACTCAATAGCAAAAGATACTACATTGATATTCCAGTTTGAAAGTGGTTTTGCAAGTGATTCATTAAAAAGAACACTTAGTAAGGAAACTTTGGAGAATATTAAAGCACAGAATGATAATATCTCATATCTTGATGTAATGGCTATGGTTAGTGGTGCTATTAGACCAGCAGGTGAATCTTATAGAGAACAGTTATTCAATGGTATTTACAAAGACAATGGCAACGAAGCACTTAATAATTTCTTGAAACCTACGCTTGGTTATTTAGTATATCAGGAACAGATTATTGATTTCTTGCATGATTTCTGTGGCTTTACTATGGGGCAGGCAGATATTGTCCGTAGACATTTTGCTAAAAAAACAGGTACTGAAGCAGATATACCTATCATTGAAAATGGTGGATATATGGTAGATATTCACGGTAATAAAGATGATAGATATATTCCAGGATTTATTGCAATTGCACAAGAGAAGTATGAAATGACCGAAGCCGAAGCAAGAGAGGCTATAAAGTCATTCTTGGTAGTAATCGAAGATGCATCTAATTATTTGTTTTCACGAAATCATTCCGTTCCATATAGTATGATAGGTCTATTTATTGGATGGTTAAGATATTACCATAAGATTGAGCTATTAACATCAGCGTTGAATGTTTATGTAGACAATAATGAAAAAATGTCAAACATCAAAGAATATATCAAATCGCAGGGAATAGAAATCAAAGGAATAAAATTTGGCAAATCTAAAGCACAGTATTTCATGGATAAAGACGAAAATGCAATTTATCAAGGAATCTCTTCTATAAAATATTGTAATGATCAGATTGCAGATGAATTATATGAATTGTCTAAAAATCATTATGATAATTTTGTCGATTTACTTTCTGATATTATTTCAAAAACATCTGTGGATGATAGACAATTACATATTCTTACGACACTAAATTTCTTTTCTGAGTTTGGCAAGAATAAATATTTGTTGTCAATTATTGATATGTACAATTTGTTAGGAAAATGTAAGACATTGAAAAAAGATAAAATTGCATCACTGAACATTAGAGAAGAAGATGTAAGAAAATGCGCAGAGAAAGAGACACCTAAACAGTATAGCAATGTTGACAAGGACAAACTTGTTAAACTTATGATAAGCGGTTTAGAGAATAAATCATTATCAATAAAAGAACAGATTGTATATGAGCAAGAGTATCTTGGAAATATAATGTACAAAAATCCGAAAGCACCAAAAGATATGTATTATGTTCTTGAGTGTAAGTTCTATAAGGATAAAACAAAACCATACCTTATGCTTTATAACATGAGAGATGGTGAGTATCTTAAAACAAAAATTACTTCTGGAAAGTCATTCATTGAATCCCCATTTATAGCAGGTAATGTCATCAATGTAAAAGAATTTGGTGAGAGAAATAAAATGAAGAAGGTTGGCGGCGATTGGATTAAAACGGATGAAAAAGAGAGAATAGTAAAGAAGTGGGATGTATATTAGAAGGAGATGTAAAGTTGGATAAAATAATTGAATTTAAATGTGTACCAGAAAGACTTGTATATAATTCTACTGACTTCAAAATATATGGTGTTTCTGTCAATTCATTTGAATATCCCGATGTACAGATTGGAAAATATGGCACAGCAACTATTAAAGGTAATATTTCAGAACTCAATCTTGGAGTAGATTACATTGTAAAAGCAAAGGAGGTATCCGATTCTCATGGAGTCGGATACGATGTAATTAATATTAAAAGAGAGAAACCTACTACATTAGCTGCAACACGGAATTTCTTATATGAAATTCTTACACCAAATCAGACAGATGTGTTATTAGAAGCATATCCCGACATCGTAGATAGAATAATGAATAACAGATTAGATGACATTGATTTATCAAAAACGAAAGGTATTAAAGATTATACATTCAATGTTATTAAGAATAAAGTCATAGAGAATTTCAAATTAGCTGAAATTGTAGAAGAATTCAGAGGATTATTTAATCTTTCAACAGTAAAAAAACTGTATGACAAATATACTTCTGTTGACAAAATCAAGGAAGTTATTAGAGAAGAACCATATCAGTGTCTTTGTAGGTTAGGAGGGATTGGTTTTAAAACTGCTGATTCTCTATTATTGACATTGGATAAGGATAGTAAAGAATGTCAGAAGAATGGGGGAAAACCAGTTTTGTTCTTTGGATTTGATCTTATAACATCATATCAGAGAGCGAAAGCTTGTGTAGATTATCTACTTGATGAGAATGAAAATAATGGTAATACATATATGCATGTTGGTGATTTGAAGAAACAGTTTGATGTATTAGTCCCAGAAGCAAAAAGCAACTTGCCGCTTATTCTTAAAGGTGATAATGATGTAATATTCGATAGAGAATTATTAAGTGTATGTAAGAAAGAAACATATGAAACAGAGAAATATATAGCAGAGAGAATAAAAGAAGGATTGCAGATACATACAAAATGGGAGTGTGATTGTTCAAAATTTCAGGAACTTGATGGTTTTAAACTAACTGATAATCAGTGTAAAACATCACAATATATGTGTGAAAATAACATTGTTCTTCTTGTTGGATATGGTGGTAGTGGTAAATCTTCAAGCACACAGGCATTTGTAAATATGTTAAATGCTTATAACAAAAGGTATTTACTTTTAGCACCAACTGGTAGAGCTGCAAAGGTACTGTCAGGTTTTACAAATGAAACTGCTATGACAATTCATAGAGGTCTTATGTATATGCCACCTGCTGATTGGGGATTTAATGAAGAGAATAAATTGCCGTACGATGTAGTAATTGTGGATGAGTTTTCAATGGTAGATATTTTCTTATTTAGAAAATTGCTTGAAGCTATAGATTTTGAGAAAACAAAATTACTCCTTATTGGTGATGATGCACAGATTCCTTCTGTTGGTGCTGGTAATGTACTTTATGATTTGTTGAAATGCGAGAATATTCCTACTATCACACTTGATAAGGTATTCCGTTATGGTAAAGGTGGTTTATCTACGGTTGCGACAGATACACGAACTGGTACTGAATATTTAGATAAGACCAAAACAGGTATGCAAGTGTTTGGCGAAGATCAGTCATATATATTTATGCCGATTCTTCAAGATAAACTTGTTGAATATACTGTAAAACTTTATCAGACATTATTATCAAAAGGATATTCTGTTGATGATATTGCAGTATTGTCTTGCTATAACGTAGGTGATTATGGAACAGTAGCATTAAATAAGAAGATACAAAATGCAGTTAATTCTAATCCAAAGGCGAAAATCACATTTGGAGATACAGAATTCAGATTGAATGACATTGTAATGAACTATGCTAATGATTACAAAGCAATTATTTACAATGAGGAATACATTGATGATAAAAATACAACATTCATTGCCAATGGTGAATCTGGTAGAGTTATAAAAATTTTAAAAGATGCAATGGTTGTTGATTATGATGGAACACTTATCTATATCCCAAAAAGTTCTATGAAAAATATTCGATTGGCTTATGCCATCAGTACACACAAATCTCAGGGTGGTCAGTTCAAGGTGGTTGTTTTAATTACACCTAAAGCACACACATTCATGTTGAATTCCAATTTGTTATATGTAGGAGAGAGTAGAGCAAAAGAAAAATGTTATCACCTTGGAGAAATTCGTACAGTAAATAATGCACTTAAAAAGAAGGAAAATTTCGATAGGAAAACAATGCTTCAGATATTTATGAAAGCAGAATAGGAGAATATATGAATAGTAAGTCAAGCATTTTTGATTCGATTTTAAACACAATTGAGTCAGAAGATATTAGAAAATTTGCAGAAAGATGTATTAAAACAATTCCAGATTATTTTTGGAATGTTGGAGCGTCAAGTACAGGAAAATACCATCCTCAATATGCTCTTGGTGATTTAGGATTGGCAAGACATACATGTGCTTTGGTAAGATTCTTAAATCATATTTTTGTTGTTGATTGCTTTGGTAAAAATTTTACTCAAAGAGAGAAAGATTTAATGAGAGTTGCAGGAATGATGCATGATTCACGAAAAAGCGGAAATGATGATGACTTCACAAAAAATAAATATACAAAGTTCGATCATCCTCTTTTGGCAGCTAATGTTATTCGTGAGTTAAAAGGCAATGAACTTTCTGATGAAGAAATCGAAATGATTGCAACTACAATTGAGAGCCATATGGGTGCATGGAATACTGATAAAAGAAGTTCAACGGTATTGCCATTGCCTAAAAACAAATATCAGACAATTTTACACTTAGCAGACTACCTTGCAAGTCGTAAAGATATTGAAGTTCTGTTTGATGGATTTGAAGTACCAAAAAAGGAAGTTGTTAAATTAGAGGATTATGTTTTGAACTTTGGAAAGCACAGTGGTGAGAAGCTTGTTGATGTTGCTCAGTCAGATCCAAGTTACATATCATGGGCTAAAGAAAATATGAATAGAGAGCCAATTAAGAGTTTATTAGCTCAACTGTAGAGAATAATACAGTAGAAGAGTAATTTGAATTTCTGGAATGCCCATAAATAGGGCGTTTCAGAGACTCAAAAAGCCAAGGAAAGACGGATTTCTTTTCGATACAATATATAGTATATATACAACATAAAAACATACTATATGTTGTGCATTGAAACAATAAAAATAACAAAATAGGAGGATTTATGAGTTCAAAAGACAATTCATATGCAAATACAGACAAAAAGACATTATTTTTATCTGATGATGTAGACAACGAATCTATTGGTAAATTAACATGGAGCATTTTACAACAGATTCAAGAAGATGATGAGAAAGATGAGAAGGAGAAAGATTATAAACGTGAGCCAATTAAGTTATATATCAATTCACATGGTGGATCTGCTTATGAGATGTGGGGATTAATTGATATTATTCTCAATAGCAAAACTCCAATCTATACATATTGTACAGGATATGCAATGAGTGCAGCTTTTAAGATTTTCTTAGCAGGGCATAAAAGATTTTGCTATAAACATTCAACATTTATGTATCATCAGATAAGTTTTTGGAGAAGTGGTAAATATCAGGATTTGGTAGAAGACAGAGAAGAAATGGACTGGCTGAATAAAAAGATTGAAGAATATGTAATCGACAGAACCAATCTCACAAAAGATGATATTAAGGAGATTCGTGAAAAGAAGAAAGATTTCTATATTCATTCTGATGAAGCAGTCAAGTACGGAATTGTCGATGAAGTTTTGTATAGAACAGAGAATAATACAGTAGCAAAAATAAACTGATTTCTCATAGGAGGTGAATTATGAGCAAATCAAAGGAAGAATTATATGAGTATTTTTCATATATGCAACAAGAGGATAACAAATCACTTTTGGGTGGTATGACTTGGGATGACATTGCTTGGCATATCAAATATGCAGAAGATAATGGAATATCAAGAACACAACTAGGTTTTGATTTTCCTAAATTACTTGGGTATCTGATTATTGATGATGAAACATATGAAAAGAAAAAGAAAGAATATGCTGAAAGTATTGAAACTTATAACCATAATGCAGACTTGTTAAGAGCTAATAAATGGAAATATAAGCTAGTCGATGATTCAGAAGAAAGCAGACGACATTTGGCTGATACATATATTCAATACGCAGAAAATTGTAAAGAATTACTAAAAGACCTAGATGTGTACCACAAAGAATATTTGGATTATATGAAAAATACTAAACAAGAATCGACAGTTT